GCTACTTAATATAAAGTAGCAATATTGTAGCAACTAACGATCAAAAAGGCACTAAAACAAGCTAAAACACACGTAAATAATTGCTACTTGTAAACAATAGATATGACAACAAACCCTTTAAAATCAAGCGATTACAGACAACATAGGTTCTGTGTTGCACCCATGATAGATAATAATCATCACAAATAAACAACAATAAATACAACGGCTTGCCCCTTTCATGTAGCAATAATGTAGCACTAATTGCTACTTAGTTAATATGTGGCCATCCTTGGCCATGTATTGTTAGTTAAACCTAGCCTCTCTATCTAAAGCTGCGCGGTACATCGAAACAAACGTGGTCCGTCTTTTCCGAATCTCTCGATCAACACCTTCCATAAGCGTCTTCTTCCGCTTAGCATCTATATCAAGGTCGGCCTCGTAACTTGCCTTCTCCGCCCTCTTGCTGGTGATAAAGTTATTAGCAGCTTCGGCTTGGTCACTTAGGCTAAGCTTATAGCCTTCCTCCGCGATAACCTTATCTACCGCAGCTTCGGCTTCTAGCCCGTCTTCGCTGGACACTTTCGCTGCGTCTAAAGCTCTCTGGGCATAGGTTATGTCAGTAGTCGCCTTGTAGTAATTATCTACATCAGTTCGATTACCTACCTGCCCAACAAACTTACGCAGCCAAGGGTAGTCTCTAAGCTCAGTCTTTTGGTCAGTCGCAATCATCGCTGGAGTAGTTACCATATCAGTAAAGAATCGCCCTGCGCCGCCTGTGAAGAAGCTGTAGTAGTGTTCTATAATCTCTGGAGAAATATCAACACTGCCAGGGCGTATATCAGTACCACCGGAGATTTCATTTAGCGTAGAAGCTATCGACTTAACATGCTCTGGTGTTCTGCTCCAAAATAACTGACTCTCTGGTTTGGGGGGTCCAAACGGCATTTGATCTGGGCGAATAGGCGCCCCAGAGAAGTTCTCATTTGACTTAGCTTGGAGGAATGGATCACCCGCCGTAGGGGATAGCGCCTGTATTACAGACGCGTCGCTACCTACTGGGTTAAACCCGTGTATTAACGCGCCCATCATTCTGGTAAGTCCAATACCAGCGTCTAAGCCATCAACGTCCCTATTCCCTAGTAGTTGAGATGCGGCTGCACCTGTTACTTGGGCGCCAACGTTTATTACGTTGTATCCGTATGATAGCGGGATCTTAATGTACAGTCTTCTTGCTGCGTCAGTATCGCCACCGAAGTCTGGCAACATAAACACCCAGTTGTTGTCCCTCACATACTGCGGGATTTTACTGTAGATAGATTGTCCATCTTCATCTTCACCACCCATGAGGCGGTTCCACATTTCGACTGCAACTTGCATTCCGAACACGGCCAACATCGCCTTCCTAACAGCCTTGCTTTGTGCTGCTTGGATGATCGCTGCATTACCCTGCATACTTGCATTAAAGAAAACGTACAGTGACCCAGCTAATAACGTTTTATCGCCTCTTCGGTTAAAGTTAACCGTTAAGTTCTTAGCCACAAGTGATGCTTTATGTACGCTATACCCAGCTTTGCGAAGCTCGATATAGGTAGCAAGACGCACACCGTTTTCATAACTTGTGTTCAAGTCGGATATGTAATCAATCAGTCGATGCGCAACGTCTAAAGGCATGTACTTCTTCCGAGCCATTATCGTTTCAAGCTGTCTAGCGCGAGATGCCATTGTATCGTAGCTATCAAGCCAACCAGTTTGTGCGCCACCTTTATAGAACTCTTCGTACCAAATGGATTCCTCGCTATCCTTACGACCTTTTTGGTGGTCCCTGATACCTTTAATCGACTTCTTAACGTTCTTGGTTATTCTCATAACCATGTCGTGATCGACATCATCGTACTGGTACACGTTTATCAGTGCAGTCTGTATGTCTCGCGCCACGTTCGTAGGCATAAACTCCAGATTGTACTGAGTGTTAATCATGGAAATGTAGCGGTTAAGCTTGAGACCAGCCTGTACAACTGAGTTTACTTCTTTAGCGTTTAGATTATTCATCGACGTAGCGAGCATCATTGCATGGTCATTAGTCTGTTCAAATACAATCTGATGTTCTTCACCGGCAACTCTCACAGCTACGACGTGCTTTCCTAGCCTAGTATTTGGAGTCTTCTTGAGTACGAACAGATCCGTAACAGGGTCTAAAACCTTCTCGTCTTCGGTCTTATCAATGGTCCAGAAATCAGGATTCGGGTTCTTCTCGACTAGATTTAGCAACACCCGTTTTAGAACGTTGTTTTCTCCACGGATAATCGTTTGTTCATGCTGAACAATAAGGTTAATCAAGACGTTATCAGCCCTAGAGTTACGTCCGAATCGTTTATCTTCTTGAACTCTTTTGATCTTACCTTCTGGGTCCATTGGGTCGCCCAGTAGCGGAACATAGTAGTCGTATTGGTCACGATAACCTTGAACAGTTTCTTCGCTTAGCAATCCAGTTTCCACTAATATCTGACGTGTACGCTCGATGACTTTATCAGTAGCGGCGGCAATACCATTCAGGGCATCCATCTTACCCGAAGCTTTAAAGTCAGCAATAATCTTGGCAGCATCTTCGTCGCTCATACCAGATTTAGACTCGTTATCTTCAAAGGCAGCGTTTTTCTCTTTCATCGCTGCGTTAGCTTCTTCTGCATGGCGAGCGTACAAGTAGTTACTGACATCGTCTATAGATAGGTCATTCTTATACATAACATCAAATATAGGTTCAATGAATGTATCGTTGAAGTTAGTTATTTGAGCCGTAGTAATGCCGTGCTTTAACGTCTCGCTTCCATAGAAATCCATGTCTTCTTCTAGCTGCTCGGCAGTAAACTTCTCAATTTCTGCCTGAACTTTAGCTGCGCTAACGAAACGATCTTGGAAGTGAAAACGCGCCTTATCAAGCCAAGTAGCGTCCGTCACAGAGAAGGTCTCTGCACCGCTTAGAACGTCAGCTTGAGCTGGTGGGAACGTGTTAATGACTTCTTCCAGTTCAAGCCCTAGCATCTCAATGCGAGCCTCAACACCTTTACGGGTCTTAGCTGTGTACTCACGGGGTTTGCCATTGGTAAACATTTCGCCATCAACTCGTCTATCAACCACTATATCCCAACCACCATCGCGGGGCTTGGCTACGAGTACGCGCTGGCCATCGGCATTGACGCCGTAAAGAGTAAGGTCTGGCTTCCCAGTACCCTTCTCTACCTTCGCCTTAACATCGGGACGATTAGAGCCTTCCAGTAGCGGTTCACCTGGGGTCATGCCGCCCTTCTTGCTAAACAATACCCCAGAACCAGAAAGCCCATCAGAAGATGGGCTTTTTGTATTGGTCTTGGATTCGTACCCTTCACGGGTCTGCGCTCGCCGCCCTTCGGCAAAGGCTGCACCCATATCATAAACACGTTTGCGTAGATCAGAGAAGCTGATCTCTTTAACAAAGCCTATCTTGCGTAGCATGTCGCGTATGTAAGTGACGATCTTGTTCCAGTATTTATCTGGCTTAGACATCTTCTTCTCGGCAACCCTGGCCAGTAGTTCTTCAGCTTGGACCTCAAGCGTTTCCTTCTTGTACTTATCTTGAACTTCTGCCCATGCGTCCTTTAGAGTTTTGCTGTTAGCAGCGTTCTCGTTGATTACGTCGATCAGTCCTTTGACATCTTTTGCTTCAAATAAACCCAAGCCCTTATGTACCAAAAGCTCGTGCTGGATGGTGGAATCAATCTCTTGTACTGAGTCGATATTCTCGGCAATGAAGACAACGGCGTCTTGCTCTGGGTAGTATCCACCTTTGATTCGGCCATCTTTAGCTGTTGAGCCAGGGCCAAAGGCATTGTCTTGTGTATCACGTACCCACACCCTAACATCATCTGCTCCTTTATATTTGGCCAAGAAGACGTCTACTCGCGCTTGGATCTGCGCTTTAGTCACACCTTTAGGCTTAGCGTTTGGAGCGAGTATAGCAGACTTGCTGAATAGCGGTTTCCCGTTAGTATTATCTTGGCCAGTGGCGTTAGTGTCCGCGTTGAACATATCGTCTTGGCCGTTAGCTGCTGCAACATCCGCAGCCGCATCGCTACCAGTTAGTAAGAATCCACCTACCTCGGCATCGGCTTTAGCACGGTCGGATAGCGTCTTGGTCTTAGCTGCCTGCTCAGTGCTGGCAGTAGCTGCCTGTTCTGTGTCGGCTGCTAAGGACTCTTCGGTCTGTGTTTCAAGGTCGAAGGACTCTTCGGTCTGTGTTTCAAGGTTAGCCTTATTGTTCGCTACTTCTTCAATAAAAGAGTCTGTAGGGTATAAGAAATCACCCCTGTACCTTAGCTTTTTATCAGCTAAAAGCTTTACCTGAACCCAAATCTGTTCGCTTTCAGTATACTCTTCAATGCCAAGCGCTTGGTAGCTAGGACTGGTAGCGCTGATTAATGCAAAATCTGGACCTTGCGATGAGGCGCCCATGTAGCCAGCTTTGGTGATAAGTTCATTCATACGCGCAGCGCTAGGCTCCGGAAAACTACCTCTCTTCAGGTAGAACTTCGCTTGTGGCGCCTTCATTTTATTCATTAGGCCCATGCGAACTGTTTGAAGGAAGTCTACTGACGTTTCTTCACTCTGTGTTTCAGTGTCTACGGAATCTGCTGCTTTGCTGTCTTTCTCGGCTTGGACAATTCGTTTATCTTCACCCGCTACCATAGCTTCATAGTTTGTTTGAATCTGTTCTTGAGTCAAACTAGGATCTTCAAGGCGACTAAAATGCGAGTATGATTCAGTCGCTTTCTTACTGGCTTTTATTCGCTCGTCTGTTGCCCTCGCACTGGCTTGCATCGAGCTTTCCCCTTCGTACTGAGACTTCTCAGAAGTTCGTGGGATATTTAAAGCGCCCGAAGCCGTTGCCCAGTCGTACAAGTTAGCAGCGTTTTCCAAAACACCCTCTCGGGAGTATAAATCGCCCTTCATCTTGGTCGCATTAGTCCATCGCAAAAGGTCACTTTTGGATATTGTGGTTTTTGAGAGAGCATCTTGCCATTTGGGGGTATCATTTACCGCTTCAATAAACGCTTCTAGGCTATCAAACTGAGCCATAGCTTGTGCGCCTTCTCTGGCGTCTACCATGCGCTTGATCTTGCTTTCTTTAGTTCCAGTCTTTAGTAAACCTGTATTCTTTAAAGTCGTTGCAAAGTCTTTCGTAGACATTGCGGATAGCTTAGTTTCAATCCGGCGTCTCTCAGTCGGAAGCATGGTCCCATCTAGTGATACTGTTTCTCTGGCATTGGTCCCAGACAATCCAGCACTATCGCTTCCTCCCCCGCTTCCCGCTTCGCTGTCTGCAATGGGGTCTCCAGATGTAGCACTAGGGCTGAGTAATACTCCCACCTCATCTGTGCCATTCTGCGTTCCATTATCGCTCGGTCCAGTTCCGTCATTCGTATACTGTCCTGCCAGTCCTTGATCTCCTGCGCTCTTAGGAACATTTCGTTCTGGTCGTAGGTCTCCCACCCTGGCGGCTTGGTTTGTTGTGACACTGCTATCTCCTAACTCAATATCTCCCATAGACATCTGGAGCTGTAGAACAGCCTCGGATTCTTTGGGGTAGTTGGTTAGGATAGAATCAATCTCGCTCTCTGGCAAGCCAAGAGTTCGCGCTTCTTCTAATGCAGATGTAAGGTTTTGATCTTGGGGTTTAACTGGTGCTTGTGCTGCCTGTATCTCACCACCTTGGGCAATAAAGTCTTCATCCCTTGCTGCGTCTACGTTTGCCAAGTTGGCTTCGTTAGCTGTGGACACAACAGTCTCACCACGGACCGCTTTCTGTAGAAGGTCTGCGAAGTCGTTAACAGTCGAGTTGGCGTCTATATATCCATACTGGGATAACGCCTCACGCATTGCATCAAACGACCTACCTTCTTCTGCTTTCGCCCTAAAGACAACCTGACCACCAAAGCCTTTACGCAGCTTAAAATCGGGTGTATCAAAGCCTTCGCTTGAAGCCTCAGTTCGTGTAACGCCACCCAACTTAGCTATAGCAACTAGAAGATCATCTTTAGTAGGATCGATTTCTTTACGTTGTGCTGCTTTTTGTGACTCAGACTGGTACTTCTTTTTAACTGGCTCAACGGGGATAACTGGAAATTCGGGTGCTAACTCAAAAGATTCGGGTAGTAACTCTGGAGATTCGGGTGCTAACTCTACCGTTTCAGGTGTTAACGCTGGAAGTGTGGGTGGTAACTCAGTATTTGTTGCAGCAATGCTTGCTTCATAAGCAGCCGTGTCTATGTCTATCTGAGCCATATCTTCAGCAGTAATCGCAAGAGGATCTACTTCAGGCTCATCTTTCGGTATGCTTACAATGGTAGGTGTTTGCGCTATTAAATCAGTTGTAGGGGGTACGCTTGATGTTAGTGGCGCATCCAGAGCAGCCATTATCTTAGCCAAGTCGTTATCAAGCTCTGCGCGTTGCGCATTGATTCCAACTTCCACTTCGGCAATGTCCGGTGCTGCACTGGTGGGCGCATCCGGTATGGCTGGTTCAGTTTTTTGTGGTGGGGTTTCTACAACCTTAGATTGATACGCTAACTCGGCTTCTTGTTCAGAGTCGAATGTACCTGCATTTTCTCCAGTGGCGGGATTTAGCACTGAGTATGACCCGCCCACATTTGGGAAAATACCCCATCCTTCAGTATTAGCATTAGGGGATATTAGTGCAGGGGTAGGTGTACCAAAAGAGCCATCGCTGTTAGCTTGGGGACCGCCATCGGTCTTCTTTGCGTCGGCTAGCGCGAGTTCGCCAGGTATGGTCAGGGGTGCGAGAGTTGAAGCGGTAACAGCACCACTTAAAGCACCTTGCAGTGCTCGCTCAGCCGCAACCGCTGGCTCGAACGCTACGTTTGTACCGATAGTCTCGGCAGCGTATTCTAATGGCTCTTGGATTCCCTCTACGGCGCTGTCAGTAATAACACGTTTGGCGATTTCTTTTGGCACTTCAGCAATGCTTTGAACAGGTGTACTTATACCGAACACCTTTGATACACCAATACGCTCTATTATCGCTGAGAATACCGAAGCGGGTAGAACTTCGAGAAACTCTTGGAATGTAGCGTCTTTCTCACCCTTATTCTCTGCTCGATTCTGTCCCATCTCGCCAGTTCTAGCAGCGATATATGCTGGTAATGCAACGATTGCCGCAGCCATATCGGGGGCAGATACTAGCCCTGTTTCTAACGCCCACGGGAGTATGTTAGCTAATGGCTCATTCTTTACCTCTTCCCAAGTAGTGCCTTCTTTATACCCGAAGTCTGCACTTTCCATATCTCTGGCTAATGGAAGTAGGAACGATGGCTGTGCAATATCTTCCTTAGTTGATGGACGCCAAGATATACCATCAGCGCTAATGTCTACCACGCCTAGAGGTACACGCTCTTCCAACCAGTCGCCTAGCTCATCGGCTGACTGGCCAACAAAACGAACAAGGCCACCCCCAAGAGTAGACGCTCGTTCTGCTATGCCTCGGTTCACCCGACCTGCGAATGTGTTTTCATCTCGAAGTATAAAGTCAGTTACGGCTGAGTTAGGGCTATCGCTTTCTGTAGGTTTGTTACTAGAACGTGCTTCGGCAAACTTATCTGCTTCGGGAATGGTTTCAAACGACGGCCATGTCATACCATCATTCTGGCGTTGAATAGCTCGTTTAACCGCAATCTCTTCATGCTGGTCGGTAATATTGAAGCTAAGTAGCCCGTCGATATTCTCCTGTCCAGCGACCAAGGTTGGGATAACAGTAGGCATTCCTTGGTTTAACTCAGGATGCTTAACCGTAATCGTAAGCTCGGTGCTTACACTACCGTCTTCAAGGTTCTTCCAACCACCTAGCTCACCCCAGCCTTGTTTGTCTGGACTAACGTCGATGAGATCGAACTGACCAATTTGGTTCTGTGGCGTCTCAGCTACTGGCGTTATTGCTTCTGGTTGTACTACAGGAGCTAACACTCCGTTATTAACAGGTGTGCCAAATAGGGGGTCAAGATCTGCGAAGGGATTGTTTCTATCAAAGCTTGTCTTGGGGACATTCGTATCGCTACTAGAATTAAAGCTGTCTTTAGATCCGTACTCTTCGTTGAGGGGATCAAGATCGGCGAATGCGTTATAAGTCATACTTATGCCTTTTATTAGGGGCCAGAAACGAAAAAGCCCGACACTTGGTCGGGCTTAGTTTGGTGGGTTTGTTACTTATCGAAGAAGGTCAGGGCTATACCCCATCTTCTTCATTCTCTTAAAGAGCGCTGCCGTATCTCCACCCGCTGCGATGATATTCGTATACGCAGTTTGAGCAGCTATAAAGTCAGGCTGGCGCCTTGTCGCTATCTGCCTTGAGATCACTTTGAGTTGAGACTTATCCAATTTATCGTTGGCGTCAACCACCTGCTCGGCAGCATCAATATCCGCTGTTGTTATCTCAGAGTCTTTTAACTTCCAAGGTTTAAACATTACGTTCTTAACTATTGATGATAGGTTCTGCGGTGTTCCACTTGAGTTCCATGCCGTCATACCTTCATCTACCCATGCAGACACTAATGCAGCGTCTTCGTCACTTAGCTTAGTTGCTATAAACGAGTTTGAAGCGCCTGTTATAAGGAACTTAGCTTGGGCAGTTAAGTAGGTTAGGGCTTCTTTCTCAGTAGTTACCTTGACACCTTTTGCAGCGCCGACCTGTACGAAGGATGTGCCACTCATATAGCCTTTAATCTCTTCGCCTTTATCGTTGTAGCCGTTCTGAAGCGTAAAGCCTTTGGACGTTGATGCGTCTGGAGCCTTGGGTCCACCTCTTTTCTCCCAGTCTCCACTGGCCATCATCTCCCACTTCTGGTCCATCCCAGATGTTTCATCGAAGAATGTTTCAATCGAGCCAACTTTGGCTAGATTTATCTGTTCCAAACGTGCTGCATAGCCTAACTTTTGTTGTTCAGTTTTTATGATTCCACCGGCAGCTTGGAGTGCAAGAGCATCCGTCTGACCTTGAGCCGCCACTGCTGCGTTCACGTCAACCGCATCGGATACCACTACTTTGTCGGTTTTAACTCTCGTTGCCGCTACATCTTCAGCTACACCTGTTGCAACTGACGTTTTCTCTACATCCCTGCCATAACCCGTTGTGGCAGCATCTGCGGCTATATCACCTGCGTTGTCCTGTCTACCGATAAGGGCGGCATTGTTTATCCTATCTCGTTGAAATTGGGCTATCCGCACCTTCTGCGCAGCCTCAACCGCCCTATCGTTTTCTGTCTCGGCAAGACCTTGCGCCTTTTTCTCAGCACGGTCCTGTAAAGCAAACTCACGCTTTTGCTTAGCCTCTTCACGAAGACGATCGCCTATACCTTTGGCAGCATTGCCTGCTCCACCCAATAGTCCTGCACCTAATAATCCTGCAAAGCTCATACTATTGCCTCCTGCTGTGACTGTTCGGTAGGCTGTGGTTGGCCTTTAGTCTGTTGTTCTTTGGCTTGCTGTAGAGACCTAAGCTTCTTCATTAAAGCTGCGTAAGCTGTTCGGTCCTCATCGCTCAGTGCTTCTTTTTGAAGCTCATCATCTGCTTTGGCGATTGCTGCAAAGAACGACTCTTCAACCATTCGTGGGTCTTTGTCCATTACGCCGGCATCAATGGCTAGTTCGCCAAGGGCTTTAGATAGCTCGACCATCGACATAAGCATCATTCCAGGCTCTATCCGTTTACCCGCCATCTTCAGGCTGTTGATAGACATCACCATGATTCTTGCTAGTATCACTGCTGACTCTTGCTGTCCGCCTGTACGCATTGTGTCTAAGATTGAATCTTTAGAATCGTACAGAAGGTTCAGCATCTGCCCAGAGATGACTTTATAAATCTCATTCGTGTCAGCACCAGCCTCTTCAGGCTGTTGAGCGTTTTGGATGAGACCTTGTTGCTCTGGCTGTTGAGTGTTTTGAGTTGGAGCCGACTGTTGTGGCTGCTGCGTATTATCTATTGGCATGATCTGTTCCTAAAACTTGTGGTTATCGAATAGGGTTAAGTACGATTCTAAAGAGCTATATTCAACGCTATCACCGTCAGTTACTGTGGCGTCATCTGAGCCATCTGAGCCATCGGTTCCATCGTCGCCTCCAGTGTCCACCACCACCTCATTACCACCGCCACCTGCGGCAGTACCAGCGTCAGAGCCAGCTTTTAAGTTATTTGTAGCAACTGTGTTGGCCGTCTTGATCGAAAAGTCTAGCTTCTCTTGCAACGTCATATCGTCGTTATACATATACTTATTCAGCAATCCGAACCCTGGAATGAATAAACCAAACACACCTTGGAGAATCTTATCGGCGTTGCTAGGGTTTTCTTTGCTGTTAAAGATTGCCTGAGCTTCAGGCGACATCGAGGACCAAAAGGCTTCTGCTTCTGAGTTGCTTGCAAATCCAAGGTTATCTCTAAACTTAGATAGATCAAGAGCAGTTGATTCCGCAGAATCAATATCTCCAGTATTAGTCACTGTGGTATCAGTAGCTGCGGTATCAATCTTTGCAAACTCATCGCTATCACCGAACCTTTCAGCCTCAGTGAAGCCATCAACTTGGTCTGACGTGCCACCATCTTGTGAGAACTTTAACAGTCCTCCACCACCCTCGTAGTTATGTCCATCAGCGCCGTCTATGGCCTGTCTCCATGCACCAGAGAGCGTTGTATCTAATCCAGCTTCGTCACTCACTTGGTTAGAAAGATCGCCTAGAGGGTCTGTACTGCCCCCTGCTGCCAGATCTTGCATAGCAGTGTTATCTTGGCTGTTAGCAACACCTCCAATGGCATTGCCATTAGCATCTGTGAAGTTGGATCGAGCACCTGATATTTGACCAGAGTTGGTTAGATCCTCTATGTGTTGAGCACCAGCAACCTTGTTCGCGTTCACCCAGTTAGGGTCGTAGTTACCTTTCCCCTTTAAGGATTCAGAGATGACCTTGGGCATATACGAACTAACTAAGCCCGACGTATCTGCAAGGTCAGTGGTTTTGGCTGTGTCAGCGGTTCTTTGGCTAAGTTTAGCGGCAGAGGCTGCGTTTCCTAGCTGAATGCGAAGCTTTTCAGCCGCAGCAGCCGCAGCTTCTGCAACTCTCTTAGCCTCAGCCCTGTCAGCCGCCGCCGCAGCAGCAGCAGCCTCAGCAGCAGCAGCCGCAGTCGCAGCAGCCGCTGCGTATTGTTCTTGAAGTGCAGCTAGTGCTGCCGCAGCCGCTATTTCAGCCGCAGTGGGGCCGGTATCAACAACAGTATCACCACCTGTACCATCATCACCCGTACCATCATCACCTGTACCATCATCACCTGTACCATCATCACCTGTACCATTGTCGCCCGTGCCGCCATTAAATAAATCTTCATCAGCGACTAAGTCGGCTAGCGCATCCTCATTACCCAAATCACCTGTGCCGCCACCAGGAGGTCCAGTATTAGGATATGTAACACCACCTATAAGAGAAGTAGCAGTAGTAGTGCCAGCCGCAGCCTTCTTAGCAGCAGCGTCCGCTTGAGTGATGATCCGCTTAGCCGCAGCTTCATTATCCGAACGAAGTTTAGAAGCAGCTTTAGCCTTCTTAGCAGCAGCGTCCGCTTGAGTGATAAGCCGTTTGGCAGCAGCTTCATTATCCGAACGAAGTTTAGAAGCAGCCGCAGCCTTCTTAGCAGCATCTTCAGCTTGAGTGATGGTCCGCTTAGCAGCAGCCGCTCTGTTAGCAGCAGAGTTATCACCGCTTTTGCTGCTATCAACGCCGTTGTAACCACCACTGTTATCTACCACAGACTTCATTTCTGCTTGAGTAGCGCCGGAGGCGTGCATCGCCCGCATTTGTGCTTGAGTAGCCATATCGTTTTCCTAGTTAGCCGTTGAAAGCAATCCGTTAGTCAATAGACCGCCATCAGCCGTTAGCTTTCCGGTATAGTTTTCAATACCAGCGTAGTTAACTTTAGTGCGGTCATCTTCACGGCGCTGTTTCATTTCAGCTATTTTCATGTCCGACTCACGTTGGTCTGACGCCGCTTGGTTAGCAAGCATCTGCACCGCAGCACCGCTAATGAAGTCTGCGGCAGCTTCGTTCCCATCTAACCAGTCGAACGCATCGCCTATAAGGTCTACGCCAGCATCCCAAATGTCTTTCAAACTCATGATGTTGCCCCCGATATTCTAGCCGTTGGAAGAGTGGCCCAGCCCGAAGTCCACGTCGCTGTGCCTGTATACAATGACTTCTGCGCATTAAGATGTGAGGTCAAAAGTGACCCTTGGTCAGCTAGCATCTTCGCCTTATCCTCGGCGCTAATTCCTTCTTTCACTTGAATCTCTCCAATGGTTATCTGTGTCTGACGGACAAGCTCACTCACTGACTGCAAGTACGCGCCTCGCGTATTGGCATAGACTTGTGCGTCAAGCTTTCCAGCGTCGAGGTCTGCGTTCAACTTAGTCAGTTCAAGGCTGTTGGTTTGACCCAATTTAGTCATCTCAGTCTGCAACTTATCCTGTAGCGTTATGTTCGCTGTTTGGTAATCGTTTAAGTTCTTCGCTGTTGCTACACTGTTCTGGTGCTGTTGCGCCAGAGTCTCAGTCTGTTGTGTTCGACCTAGTGCGGCCTCACCAGAAGCAAAGGCTTGCTGACCTGACTGAAGCGCAGTCTGTTGTGTACGACCAAGGGCCGACTCGCTAGTCTGTTGCGCTCTACCTAACGCAGCTTCACCAGAGGCAAAACCTTGTTGGCCTGTCTGAAGCGCAGTCTGCTGTGTGCGGTTTAGCGCTGACTCACCAGTGTTGAAGTCTTGAGCGCTCTTTTGCAGCTCTAACTGACTCTTCAGGTTAGTGCCGATCAGGCCGTTTCCAGCGTAATTACCTGTACCTGTTTGCTGTTCAAAGTTCTGATTAGACAGTTGGAATTGATTCCCGAACTGCTGCTGGTTCATCGCAGTATCAGTGCCGTACTTATTAGCAGCGGTTGCGAATTGATTCTGCGCACCCTGGTTAGTCAAGCCTTGTTTGTTAAAGGTTGCTGCGTCCTGCTGAGCCATTGGCATGGCAGTTGTTAATACAGCCTCTTCACCCGCTTGTACGCCCATTGAACTGTTTAACAGTCCACGAGAGTTTGCCGCTTGGGCTGCTCTCGTCTTGGCGCGTTGCAATAAGGGTGAGTTGGAGGCGAGGATCTTGTCCATTTGGCCGGATACAGTTTCATTCGCCGACACCTGTCGCGTAGTCGGACCTTGCAGTGCTGGCGCAGCGACCTGCGTCAACGGTGCATTATTAGTGGGATTTTGAAAACCAAGGGCCATAATGGCTCTCCTATTTGTCGCTGATGTTCAGCATGTTTTAAATGGCCCACACTCAAATCGACCATAAGGCCAAGCATTTAGAGGTAGGGTGTTAATTTGGTGTTAAGTGGAACTACGTTATGTTCTATCTTAGCTTGATAGCATTAGCGGCATTTACTCCGAAGCTGGCTGAAACAATAGCCGCCCAAGAAGTGGTGATTGGTAAGAACAAACCGGTCATCATTGTTGCAGCCTCGCTAGCGCCAACAACATTACCTATGCCAAAGGCAACCATAAAGCTTAGTCCTACCATAGCTACAAGATAGAACCCGTAAGCCCAGCAAGCAAAGCGCGATAGATCACGGCGCATTAATCCATTAGGATCTAGCGTCTTAATCATTAATGCCTTAGCTTCTGCTGACTCAAGGTCAGTTTGAATGTATTCTGATGCCAGCTTTTCTACTGACTTAACTATACCGCTACCGAATAAACTTGAAAGTATTCCCATACTAATCTCCTAACTGGAAATGAGGCATATCGGAGAAACTGGTCCACAATCCGCCCCAGGCTAATCGGTAGCCTAGTTCAGATGCTGACTGCAACATCGCAGCAGCGATCAAGGCCAAATGCTCTTTCTCCCAACTGGCTTTGCCGTCAACATAAGCGAACACATCCAAGGCTTTTGCTGATTGATGGTAGGATAGGTTAACCCGTCCATCGCACTTAGATTTACCTGCTGTGAACAGCTTGGCTTGATCTCTAGCTGAGCGCAGCCCCCCAAACTGAGGGATACCAAAATCAACGATAGATAACTGTATCGCACGGTCCGAGATCTCGATGAGCCGTGGATCTACACCACTTCGGTTATTAAGAGAGTTCTGACCAAGTTTAAACATTCTATGTCCTTAACATATACGCTGCGGCAGAAACTAACGCCGCAATTAAGATGCGAACAAACCATTCGTTTGAGCTGCTGGTTTTACCCTGCAAGGCGATTGCAATTTTATTCTCATCGATCTCTTCACTGTGCTTATTTAAACGATTATCTTGGGTATTGTTATGGTTCAACAATCCATCGATCTTCGTGTCTATAGCGACCAACTTAACCATCGCGTCAGCTAACTTATCGATCTTAGCTTCTAGCCTGTCAAAACGTGCGTCAGATTCCATTCTTTAGATTCCTTATGGTGCAGTGGGCCAAGTGATTGTATTAGGAAAGCCAGCTTGTGCAGGTACATCCCGAAGTGCTTGGCGGTAAGTGGTCATAGCCGATGCCATTGTTACGTCTGAGTTACCTGACCAATCAGTGTCTGCTAGAAGTGCGTCACGTTCAGTACGGACACTTGCAGCCTCTTCAGTAAACATGAAAGCGACCACTTCCTGCTTTGCTTCAGGCGTGTCAAACACAATGTCTTCAAGCACAAACTTCTGAAGCCATTCACCATCAGAGTTTTGATCTGTGGCTGTGACTTCACTGTTTTGTTTTGTCAAGTCACTGTTAGATGCAGGAGTGGTATGTGTGAAAACCCCATACCCTGTCCCTATCAGGTCAGACGGTTTTAAAAAGTCTTTATTAATCAGCCCGACAGTTACATCAGTTTGCCTAACATTAGAGAGCAGTAAGGGATAGCCTGTGGCAGCACCATCCTCTAGTTTAATTAAGAATTGCATTTATATTCTCCTTATGTAGCATTTGATGGGAATGAGCGACCTGTGCCCCAAATAATTCTAACGGCCCCTGACCTACCATTTCCTGCTGGTGTGTACTGAGCACCCCCTGTACCCCCTGCACCAACAACAACAGTATAAGAAGTGCCAGCCGTAACTGCATAGTTGTTTTTGTAACCTAAACCACCACCGCCACCACCGTTTCTATAGTCATTACCACCGCCACCACCACCGTAGTAGCCTCCGTGTTTACTGCCCCCATTACTACCACCGCTACCACCGCTACCACCAGAACCAGACGATGTGGCCCCTGCTCCGCTATTACCCTGACCTAATAGGCCAACGCCACCACCACCACCACCACTACCGCCACCGCCACCTGCGCCTGCGCCACCACCAGATCCAGATCCACTCGGGGCGTTATAAGTTGAGTTACCTCCATTTCCAGCGTATCCTCCCGCACCCCCGCCACCCATAGAAGACCCTGCTCCACCATTACCACCACCATCACCAGAATGGCTGCCACCACCACCACCACCACCGTTAGTGCCGCCTGCTCCGCCAGCACCTAAACCACCAGCATTACTATTAAAGTGAGAAGCCCCTCCACTAGTTCCACTATTAACATAAGAACCACCACCACCACCTGCGCCAACATTTAATATAGAGACTGATGAAACTCCTGTAGGGCAGACCCAAGAGAATGTTCCAGCAGTTGTGTAGACGGTCTCTCCATTAAACAGGGAGGTCGTTGTAAAGGCCGTTGTGGATGTAATCCCTGAATATGTAGTTCCGTTGTGGACAACCTCAAGGGTGTACTGCGTTGATGGGGCAATACTTGCATAGTTGATTGTTATTGACGTTTTATTTGTAGCATCATTTACAGAAGACCATACAGTAGTTCCTGCTAGTTTAAGATACCAAGAGGTTGAAGCGTGAGTATCCGACCCACCAAAAACAGCAAATGCAGCCGTTGTAACATCAAATGATGACATTACTGTAGAAGGGCTTCCTGCTACTGTTAGCGCAGGGGGTTTAGCAACGATGGTAGGCGTGGTGAAAGATACTGTGGACGACCAATCACTAACATTATCACCAGAGTGATGCCTAACCCTTGCGAACATTGAGGTTAAAGTTGCTGTTAAGAGAGGATACCAAGTTACCTGATTGTCTACTGTGGACTCAGTTACTAGAGTTGAGAAGTCCGACAGTAAAGACACTTGCCAGTGTGAGCTTGTATGTGTGCCTACAAAGGTAGTTGCTATTGCATACGCAGAAGTAGTTAATGGGCCAATAAAACCTGTGGCCCCACTGGTAGGTGATGTGATTGTTGGGGTCGTTATAGCTGCTGAAACTACGCTTTCCCAGCTTGCGGCAGTGCCGTCACTCGTTAAGAACTTACCGCTTTGGCTTGTTTGGGTTGGTAGGCTATCTACGCCTGTTAGTCCCGAACCATCACCTGTAGGGGATAAGACTGTAGAGCCAATATCAGCATCAACTACATAGGTAGCATCGTAAGCCTGGACATCAACACCAATCTCAACGCCTAGATTATTACGAGCAGCAGAGGCACTAGACGCACCCGTGCCGCCTTTAGAGATGGTTAAATCAGCACCTGACCAGTTTGAATCACTTATGGTGGCACTGTTGGCTCTTTTAGAAGCTAACTGCGTTTGGATGTTGGAGGATACGCCACGCATATTCTCAACAAAGTCTCTTGCCTTACTCATGGGTTATACCTCTGTTGGCCACTCAATCGTATTAGGAAACCCAGCCTGTTCAGGTACGGCGCGCAATGCCTGACGGTATGTGGTCATTTCTGTGGTCATTACCACATCAGATAGCGCGAAGTAATCGGTGGCTTTGATTAGTGCATCACGTTCAGCACGAACACTAGCGGCTGCATTAGCATCTAATGACGCTGTATAGGCTGCTTCGTTATCGGCCTTAGTAGTCACTACACCATCATCGTCTGTAGTGTCGCTAAAGGCATCTACAACAACCCATGCTTCCACCCAGTTACCTAGACTATCTTGCACTGCACCGTTAGCATTAACTGCCTGTAGTGAGGTAGAAGCTGGCTTAGGCGCTGCTAAGATTGGGTCAATGTCCAATAGTGTACATACGTCTGCATCCCATACTCGTGGGAATGAACGGTGCTTATTAGCTTGGCGAATCTCGCCTTGAGTGCTAATGGAGCCTGTGGTTTTGTTTCTGTAATTCATAGTTGATTGTTCCTATGCGATTGCTAAGTAAATGTAACTAGCGGAGCTTACATTGATGTTGGTTGCACTAATCTGATTGACACTAAAACCTGAGTTATCTGGGTCTATTGAGTCGTCATTGGTTACTTGTGCTGCTGAAGAGTTGAGGCTTAGGTGTGGGTCGTTACCAGCAACGATTCCACGTACATTGTCCCAAATGTACCAATCACCGCCCGCAGCGTCTTTACGCTTAATTAGTATGAACCTAGCGCCTGCTGCGAACCCACAGTTGATGGTTTGACTTGAGCCGTTGCCCGTGTATGAGCCTACTTTGGATATGCCTGCTAGTGTGGCAAATAGGTAGGCTATGTATGTTTGCCCACTTCCATTTGTGGAGAAGGTAGAGTAAGGCTTAATGTACGCATCAGTTGACGATTGCATTGATAAGCCATAATCAGTATCAATACTAACACCAGACTGATTTATGCTCGGAAAAGTAGCTAACCCTGTAGCTTCTGTCCACACGTTCCAATTAGTGCCAGCAAAACTGCGACATTTTGTTATAGCCATCTCAGGCACTACACCTAGACTATGATTAATAGTTTGACCAGCCACGCCCGTACCCGTATAAGCTACAACATCAAAGAAGCCTTTTGCTCGTTTGAACATCCAAGCAAAATAGTTAGCTGAGACTGATGATGCGTCCCTACAGCCGTCATTATAATCCCAAGTAAAGTTAGCAGAAGCTACTTCAGCAGCGGTGGTGTTTGCTTGGAGGTAGACTTTTCCAGTCATCCTAGAAACCACATCGTTATTGCCCCCTCCAACTGCGTCTGTATATAGCATCATATCTGTAACAAAGCCACTATTGAAAGACGGTGGCCCTACTTCTCTATTAGCTACATGAAACACCTCAGTACCACTCTCAGGCTCTACCATCATAGGCGCACGAATGGCCATGTAGATGTAATCTAGCCCCCCCGTGTTTAATGAGCCAGATGTAGTTATGACATGGAACCCTGTGGGGGTTAGCTCTATTTTAGGGTCATACGCCTCAATACCAGAAGTGTCTGCGTAAAGATAGCTCGTATTACCTCCAGAAACTATTCCTCGCATACTGTCCATAATATGCCAGTTCTGACTAGCTCCTGTTGATTTAACCATCACATACTGAGGTTCCCACCCCAGATTAATCTCAGGCCCGTCAATGACTCCATTACCCGTATAACTACCACACTTAATCATCTGTTCATCAGCATCTTCGGCTGTGTTGTCAGCGAATAGGTAGGCTACATGAGCTGAACCTGATTGGTTGCATTGTGCGTTATACCCTAAAGTAATATTAGTGTTAGTAGGAAGTGTGCTGTCCCACATGTCTGGCTGACTAGATACTATGTCGCTTGATTCATTTAACCTTAAATATTGTTCAGAGTTCATTGATTTACTCCAAACTATCCACCCAGACGCAATATCTACGTTCTTGATAATCATCATTCCTACAGGCCCATCTAACCCATGAGCTATCTCACGCCCTGCAGCACCATTACCCGTCCACGTTACTACGTCAAAGAATTTAGGAGCCTTGCGGAATGTCCATGAGGCGAATGTTTCGTTGACAAAATTTACGTCATTTGAGGAACCAGACCATGAATATCCATTACTATTCATGGTTATATTATAGCCTTTTGTACTAGCCGCACCGCTTGTGTTGGTTTTTATAACAGAATTGTTCGCTCTTTCTGAATCAAACAAGGAATTATCTCTAACGGCATTTCGTTTCTTAGTCCAAACCATACCCCCTTCACCAGCGAGGTCTATGCCATTAGTAATAGTCTGTGCTGCACCAGTACCCGTATACAAATAAGTACTAAACACATCAGCGACATCAACCGCACCACCTGTAGGCTGACCAGCTATACCCATTCCTACTTTCTTTTCAGTAGTCATAGTTTAACCCATCCCTACAACAGCCATGCCATACCATATGGTTCCACCGTCAATCGTTGTGAATACTAATACATCAACACCTGCTGCTGTTAACGTAGGAGCAGTAGCTACGGGCCAATCAACTGAGGCTGGCCAAGTTACAACTGCACTACCACCGTTGGTTAGGATTAAGGTAAATGAACCTGCTGAACCACTTGCTGGAGGGTTAGAGAAGGTTAGTGTCTGTGCGCCTGAGATAGTCTTTGTCTGTACGTTACCTAATGAAAGGTCTACGTCATTGGCAGCCATAGCTACTTTAGTTTCTGAATAGTCTTTAAGCACTGGGCTTTGTATAATATTATCCGCCATATTGATTGCTGCTGAACGTGTCTCTGCAACATCTAGCTTTGAAGTGTCCGCATCATAGGCTTGTACATCAGTACCCACTACCAAACCTAAGTTAGTTCGTGCAGCACCTGCGCTTGAAGCACCTGTACCACCCTTAGCTACTTCTAGGTCTGCACCTGTGAAGTTTGCGTTAGTTACTCCGTCTGCTGCTAAGAAGCCAGCGCGTGGAAGGACAGCATTGATATTGCCACTTCCGTCTTCTGCGGTTAGGGTGATCGATCCATTTGTCGTATTAAGCTGTAAAGGCATGATTTATTCCTCGTTAAAGTTGTTTGTTACTGCCGTATAGCTTGACTTCAAGCAGGCTGTTTAAGGGTATTGTTAAAGTTGCGGCAGCAGCAATTATGAGGTCATTACCAGTTGTGTAACGAGTGTCCCCATCCAGTGTTCTGTCACTATCTACGGTTGTGCTAGAAAGAATGTTTGAGTTATCAACCCAACTAGCAGCACTTCCATTAGTTGTTAAATATCTACCTGCATGACTGGCTTGGGTAGGTAATGAATCAATACCCGTAAGACCTGAACCATCACCTGTTGGGGTTAGGTATCGTGCATCAGAAGCAACCTTGGTGTAATGATCCGCCAAGGCGAAGGAGCCGTAGGCAACGATGTCCACGATGTCGCCAACTGTTGCGCCTGTGGTTAGGACGATGCTTGTACCAGATGTACCTGCATAGTCCACTGCGAGTTGCAGCTTGATACCGTTGAGGTATACGTCTACATAACCTGCGTTGTATGTGGCTGCGAAGGTGGTTTGGGCTGCTGTGGCGGTGAATACAACCCGCTCAGACGTACCATTAACTGCGGAGCCAGCAGCAGCCCATGAAGCACCATCATATACACGCATCTGTCCCGCAGTAGTGTTGAAGTGCAATGCGCCTGTAATTAAAGCACCGCCGTCATTATCTAAAGTAGGGTTGGCTGAAAGAGCGCCAAGATAGCGATCGTCAAAGGAGTCATAAGACAAAGCTGCTGCTGCGGCACTTGCTGCTGAGTTTGTTTCAGCATTCGTAATTGATGATGCTGAGTTTGCACTTGCTGTTGCTGAGGCGGCGGCTTCACTTGCCTTGGTTGTTGCGATGCCGGCTTGAGTGGTCGCTGTCGTAGCATTTCCAGAGGCAGCTTGAATTGCTGCAATGTTGGTCGCGTTAGTCGAGATGGCCGAAGAAATCGAAGCGGCTGTGGTGATGTCCGCTGAAATACCAGCAGCAATGTTTATGTTTGAAGTATTACCTGCAACGGTTGTGATGTTGGCTGAGATGCCTACGGCAGAAGTAACATCTGCTGAGATACCTGCAACGGTTGAGATGTTGGTATTATTGCCTGCAACAGTTGAGATGTCGGTGTCGTTGCCTGCAACGATAGTGACGTTGGCGTCATTGTTTGCAACGGTTGTAACGTTGGTATCAATAACCCCTACTTTGTTAACGTTGGCGATATTGGTGGCAACAGTGTTTACATTAGCGATGTTGACCGCTGTGGTATCTACGTTGGCTATGGATGCGCCAACTACTTCTATCTCACTACTAGCTTCTTGAAGGTCTGCTGCGACTGTTTCTATTTCAGAGATAGCTTCTAATAGATCGTCTGCAACTTTTACCACTTTGACAATGTTGGTTGCTACCGTGTTTACGGAGGCAATGTTATCTGCTGTGGTATTGATGTCAGCGATGTTTGTGCTAACAGTTTGAACTGTACCTGTAGTGGCCCAGTGCTTTGAGGAATAGCTTGTGCCTGTAACTGCGCCTGTGGTTTTCTCTGCCCAATCTTCGGATAAAGCTTGAGCTGTCTGCGCTGCGGTCTTTGCAGTCTCAACGTCTACAACATTAACTGCCATCGACATCTTAACAGCAGTAACGTCTGTAGCTAGTACACCAGAGGTGTGATCTACAACAACTGCGTAAAGGTTCTTAGTGCTACTGTCGCGTACTATATCGTTCTTGATATATGCTGTTGATGTTGCCCAATCACCTTTCCATTGGAAGGCTGAGCCGATAAGAACTAAGTTACCACTGGCATCAAAGCCGATTTCTTTATTAGCACGGTTAGGGCCAGACTCAGCAATAAGCTGGTCGCCTGCTGTACCCACTGGAAGTTTAATCGTCCGGTTGGTGATCGCCTCAACGTTATCAAAACCAGTCTCTGCTGCCCCTGCTCTGTTGTTAATATCTTCTGCACGGGCAGTTGTACCGGCGATGAGATTTGAGGGTTTGGTGTAAGTATTACTCATCTATTTAAGCCTCGTAAGGAGTAGTTCAATTGGACACCCTGCAACGTGAATGAGGGGTCAGTAGCACTCGTATGAACGATCAATAAACTAATGTTCATACCACTGCCGTTTAGGTAGGCTTCTGCCGAGGCCACTACAGCACTCGACCAAACAAAGTTGTCCCAGTTCGCCACATCCCAGAACCCACCACCGCCGTAAACTGTAGCTTGTGCGCCTGAAGATGAACCGCCAGAGCCGTAGTCATAGTCTGCCAAGTAGTCTAGTGTTGCTTGGCTACCAGCCTCTAACTCCAGTGTGGCTTTACGAAAACGTTTCTTTCTATGGGGTGTGTTGAAGTTGGTAAATGGAAGTCGAAGGTATGACTGGATAGCAACGCCATTAAACGACGTGCCAGTATCCATCAACATGATGCTGCCATCTGTACAGCCCATGTACTTTTCAGCGATAAAGCTAGGCGTATGCTCTAGTCTCCACGTACTGAAACCAACTAATTGCCTGTTAATAATCGTGCCGACTAATACAGTGTTATCACTAAAGAACAAACGGTATTGGTTCTTATCTCGGTTAACTGATGCGCCAACAATGTTGTTCTTTCTAGCGTCTATGAATGGCTTAATAACCGCAGACACACTAGCAGATTCAAAGTCACCAAAGGCTTGCGTAGCTGTTAGGCTGCTTAGGTCATCGCCATTAAAGAAGTAAAGGTCTGCGTCCATCTGTCCACTGGTCCGAGGCGCTGCCCCGATTGCAGGAGAGAATAACTTCAGATCCCAATCTGACGAAGATGCGCCATATAGGATAGATATTTGATTGATACCAGTAATCGCTAAGGAGTTACCTTTCATACTGCTAAAGCCAGTCACTTCAGTACCAATACCAATTTCGCCTGCACCAGTCACTAGCGTCCAACTTGTTGGATCGCCTAGTGCGCTGTGCTGGATCGAACCGCCAGTGAACGATAAGAACAAATGGTTCTTATGTACACCGATATGCGATGGGGTATCCGTGGTCATGCCGGTTGTGAGTAGCGTAAGCGTTGTGCCGTCGAACTTAAACGCCTTACCTAATCCATCACAGCCGAACATTGTTAATGTGCTTGAGTGACCAGCGAAGTTATGATTAACAAACTCGTAAGCGCCACCAGCAGCAAGCGCTGGCGTAGTGACAACAACCCATCCAGCGGATGTCGCTTTGTGCATAACGCAGGCTGTTCCACCGGCGTTATCTCTGAATGCGTACAGAACACTGTTGTATTCCCATACACCTCGAATTGGTCCACTTCCAGTAACAGCTAAGTGCGTTCCACTCGTACGACCATCGTAGATCGTGTAGCCATCCATGCGACGGTATCCACCGTTCATAGCGCACTCATAGTTCTGAGCTAAGATCGCCTTGCCTGGGGCCATTTGTAACGCGGGGGTAATGAGGTCTAAACCACCACTTAACGCCCAAGCTTGAGACTGAACTGCCATTGTTATGCCACCGGTCTTTCAGCTAACGTGATTGTAGGTAATTCAGTGACGCCCATAGCGGATAGCCTTATGTTAAGTTGGGCTTGTGCGTCCTGATATAACTCAGGCGCGTCTTGCTCAGCCGCCACATAGAGGATAGCTTTGTAGAGAACCGCGTCCTGAAACTGCTCCGGCAACAACAACTCATCCGTGTTTGCGGATAACTGCTGTGGTGTCCGGTAATAGTCAAAGCTGATTGTGTACACTGCGTCGGGCAGAGTATTGAATGACAGCTTATTGTCTGGTCTAAGCGTGAAGCTAGTAGGCTTCCCGCTGGAAAATGTAGTACGCGACCAACTCACCCAAGGAACATAGGTTAAATAACCTGTTTGTCCGTTGTCCGTGATGCGTACAGAACCTGTAACCCATTTGTTTAACGTTGGCGATAGCGCCAAGTTAATTACTGGATCGTAGTTTTGCTGGCCATCTACTGTGTCAAAAGATCCGGTCTGCCATAGGAAGCTCCAGTCATTAAGATTCTGGATTTCAGTCCATGCACGGTTGATCCAATCAACCGATTTCCTGTTGAGGCCAGTCTGACCAACAACCGTAGTTACGCCCTGATCGCTCAATCCTGTTTCTTTTAACAGCTTGTCGCAAAGTGCCAAGTAATTCAAAGCTTAACCCGCCAATGAGTAGGGAAAACGCTGTAAGTCACGGGATTCATCGACCCCATTAACTCGCTCAATATGTGTTACGACCGCGTTGTCGATCGCTTCAATCACTTCAGGCGGCAAGGCTACTGGCTCGTTACGTTTGATCTGGTATCCATAACCATTCACAACTACAACGATGTCAGTTTTACCAAGGTCGCCTTCCTGATTATGGAAGATCACTTTTACACGGCTGGGTTTGGTAGCGCTCCGCTTATTAGCGGCTGGCTTTTCTTTAGTAACCTCAACGGTATCTACATCAGTCATTTCTTTACTCCAATAAAAAAGGGCGCCGATTAGGGCGCCCTTTGGGGAAAAACTAACCTAGTGGTTAGTCAGTTACAGATGATTCAATACGCACCATAAAGGCGTCGTTTAGAATTACTGCGGTCTGCATAGACTTCCAGCTAACATGACCACGTTGGGCCAATGGATCGCTATCGGAAGGCTTAGGGTTAACAACTGCTGGACTTAGTGAAGCGCCACCTTTAAGTGGAACAATGCCGTAAGCGTCACGCGCAACGATCAACGTTGGGTAAACGTCAGCAGAAGTGCCGGCAGCAGAGATCATTGCACCCTTAGTACCACCAGCGTTGGCGAATGAAGCAAAGATCGTGGAGCATACATAACGTACGTCCTCTACCTTACCAATCTCACCTTCAAACGGAGTCATCGTGCCGTACTTCTCAACTGGAACGAATCCAGCGAAACCACGAACGGTAGCGTCCATATCAGGGTGGATTAAACCAACATACGAAGGTGCGACAGCTTCAGTGCCGTAAGATGGAGTGCTTTTCACTACGGAAGTGATTGCACGGCCATTCTGGCGCTTCAGTGTACGAGTTGCCTTACGCTGGGTAGCTAGTGTCATCTCAGTATTTACAGCGTTACGTGCAGCGCCGTTTGCGTACTGTACGTTAGTACCTGCTTTCAACACGTTGAAACGAATCGTCTCAATAGTTTGTGCAGCTTGCTCGCCCAATACTTCAGACGCTTCGCGCAATACTGGATCTTCGTGAGTATCGATAATCACGTCACTGATGGTTACTAAGTCACCGTACTGTTGTAGGGTGGCCGTTACATCAACAGCGGCTAGCTGCTTAGCTGTTGGCGTGACGCCTTCAGTCAATGCAGTAGTGGCTAATGCCAAGCTGGAATAGCGACGGAACTTCTGTACTTTTGAAGACTTGTTGGCCAAAGGACGTGCCTGACCGAACTTCTCTAATACTAAGTATGGAATGCCTCGTTTAAGCATTTCTTTAGCAGCAAACGCTGCGGTACGTGGTGAAATATCACCATATTCTGTGTTAGCCATGATGGCCTCCTAATAATTTAACTAGCGATTATCAGCAGCAAACATTTCAAACGCAGCGTCAAAATCATCCGGTGGTATAACGCCAGTGGCCCCTGGCCCTGACTTCGATTTAACTCCGGTTGAGTCTTCTAACTGCTTAGCTCGCTTTTGCTGAATACTTGTGACGGTTGAAGTTGTTGCAGCTTCTTCCCTCGGCTGACTCATCTTGTAATAGTCGATTAGCTTAGAGGCTTCAAAAGCGTCATTGCTGTTCGATAACTGTTGAATCGCGTTAGGTTGTTGTTGCAGCCAATCGACGAATGCTCCGCTCTTCACCACGTCTTTCCAGTCTGTATGTGCGGCCTCTAAGGCGGCGTACTGACCGTTAACATGGCGCTCTTCTTCCGCTGCTCTTAACGGTTGAAGCGCTCGGTTCATTGTTTCTTGGTTTTGGCTCCTTTCCACCTCAAGACGGGACTCGATCGCGTCGTGAATGTCAGGATACTCTTCATTAAAAGACGCCCAAGCTTCGGGGGTCTTCATAGCTTCAGCCACTTCGGTCGCGGATGGTTGGACACCACCGGCGGGTGAAGAGGCTTGAAATTCGTTTAACTTGCGCTGCATAGCGCCAATCCGTCCCGCGTTACTCTTCGCTTGATGGGACAGCTTGTCATTGTTATCTCGGAGCTTGTCGTACTCGCTCCTTAACCCTTCGTCGGCCTCTGCCCAGATGTCTTGTTCAACTGGCGCTTCTTCCGGCTCTGCTGCAACCTCTTCGGCTACAACCTCTGTATTCTCTGGCGCTAACTCTGCGCTACTAACTTCACCTTCAGCAAACTCATCAAATGCTGAATCAAAATCATCTACTATCTCGGTACTATCCATTGGTTACACCCTTGGCGGCTATGATTAGCGGCTCTGTGTTTACTCGTAGTTGCTACTAGCGATGTGCAACGGCGAAGCCGTTGGCATGGCTAGTAACGCTCTTAAACTGCTTAACTCACCTCGGATGAACTGCGTGTCTTCATGACTCAACCGAGTCATCTCAAGCAGCTCATGCCGAGCTTTAATCTCATCCTCAGCCCACACGGCTATTTCTAACCATGCGGCTGACTTCGTATCAATATCCAATTAGATGCCACTTCCCATGCGCATCTTCAACGCTTGCTCTTTCTCGAACAGCGTATCCTTGCTCTGCACCTTCATCTGCTCAATACCCAGCTTGGTGCGCATCTCACTGACCTTAATGCCCTTCTCTGCTGCCATCTTGGCCAGCTCAAGCTCTCGGTCAGACGCCATCTTCTGCTGTTCAACCTGTAGCTTCTGGGCTTGTGCTTGGATCTGTGCGCCCTTAATCTGGCCGTCCATCTGCATCTTCTGTGCGTCTAAAGCGAGCTTCTGCTCGGCCAGTGGGTCGCCGGTGGGCGTGGGCTGTGCTTGCTGCTGCGAGGCTTGCATCATCATTTCTTGTTGAGCTTGCATTTGCTGTTCTAGCTTCTGCGTTTCAAGCTCGATCTCTTCCGTCGTCTTCACGATCTCATCGGCTTCGATCTGCATGGATGACACCACTTTGCGGTATAACGCTGCGGTGTTTGTTAAAGGTTCAAGTAGTGGTGATGCGGCGATGTTCATTAGCGCCATTAAGTTCGCTGCTTGCTGCTCTTTTACCAAGAGACTGCTTGTGCCACGAGCGTCAACGCTAAAGTCACCCTTCACTTCTTCTTTCGGACTGAACTGCATGTTCCAGTCATACATCCGCTTGATGAATGGACGGGTAATGTCGTCGTCGTAGTTCTTCACGACACGTCGAAGCATTGTGTTCGCACTGTTCATTAGCATTGTCATGCCACTGGCTGTGTCTGTTGCTGACCCCTGCTCTCCTTGGGAGATCTGGGGTAATGCTGTCTCTTCGTCGGCAATCTGTCGCGCGTACTGGAATAGAGAGATTAGCTCAGTCATGTGACTGTTGATCTCAAACGATCCAAACACGTTGTTCACGTTGCCATTCTTGTCTGTAAGCTCCCATATCTTATGGGGCGTAAGACGCCAGTTGCCGTCTGCTGGACGTACAACGTGGCTGTTGATGACTGTCTGTGGGCCAACTGATAATCCCGCATTGTCCATGAGCATGCGCCATGTCGCGTTCAATACCTTCTGGCTAGAGCGCATCAGATGAGGGATGCCTACACCGAATAGCGTCGTGTCATCCTTCTCCCAATTGAACACGCTGTATGGCATTTCGCCCGTGTCTGCTGGGTTGATTACGGCTTTAAGCACATGGCCTTCACTGAACCAGACCACTCCACTGAAATCACTAAACACATCGTCTTCATCAACGTCACAACCGCAAGCGATTAGGTCTTCTTTCTCTACAGGGCCGTGATATTCCCACACCTCAAAACGACCATTGTCGAGTGAGGTTATACCTGCCATGGATTGCATCTCTTGCAAGTGCGTAGCGGTCTGGGTGTTGTCTGTGTCTTGTCTTAATACTTCTGCAATCTGTTGGCGTAGGAATCCTGGCTTGTCTGCTAGCTCTCTAAGCGCCTTCTTGCTCATGTAGTGACGTTGGAATACAAACTCTGCATCGTCTATCTTTCGAGCTTGCATGTCTGGGAAGAAGTCCCATGGATCTACACGCTCAGCACCTGGCTTTAAGTCGTCGATCACTTCCATGACTTGGGCTACTCGCCCTTGCTCATCTGCTACTTCTGACCACTTCTGTCGTGTCTTACCAAGGATGACTGGTCCTTTGATGATGCCAGTACCATATAGCACTGCATCGTGGACCATATCTCGGTTTACAGAGTTATAATTCGTTTCTGTTAACTGGTCGTCGATCTCATCCTGCATCGCTTCTGAGCGTTCTCTCGCCTCTTCCATGACGCCTTGTGCTACGTCTCTATTCTGTACCTGTACGCCCTTCTCAGTGACGAATGGGCTACCATTTTCGTTATTGACTGGCTCTTGGTCTTTGGCTAGCTTAGACAGGTAAGGTACTGGTGTTGGCTGTACGCCCCAGTTCCTGTCGTCTGTTGGGAATAGGATGTCGATTAGTCGTGCTTCTGCTGCGTTCACCTTGTTACGGGTGATGTTCACGAACAGTTTACTGCCCCCACTAGCTGCCAGTGTGGCTGCTGTGGTCTTGTCGTACTGTCCGTTGAACTGGCGTAGATCATCCAACCAACGTTCTTCAATGCTGAATCGTCGCTTGACTTGGTCATCGGCTTTCGCCCTTAGACGCGTACCAAATACCTTTAAGCGCTCTCCCATATCACGTTCAGCTTGTGCCTCTTGTTCGGAGGCATCTTGCTCTTCGTAGTATTGGTCGAACTCGTTTGATTCTTGCATCTAATAACCTATTGATGAATCACCGGCAACGTATGCTGCCAGTCTCATTCGTGTTGTTTGTAATGCTGCTACAGGTTGTGATTCCCATGTATCAGCCGATACAGCGCAATACCTCATTGCATCTGCACAATGACTGGTCCAGTCGTGTAATGGCTTAGTCTTGTAGGCTTGGCGCTTGTCGTCCCACTCTTTGCGGTAGTTGCGTAATGATCTAATACCGGCTTTGCAGTTCTCTTCATCGAACCATGCAGACCCCAGTAACCTTCGTACTGACTCAATGCCGTCGATAATCGGCAAGCTTGGTGCTATATCGAAGTTAATACCCAAGTTTGCAGCCATCTCCTGCCTGCTCTGACCTGTTGACCACTCTCTAACCCGTATATCGTGGGGTGCAATGTGATAGCCCCAATGGATACCATGCTCTTCCTTGTAAGCTGCTAGCTCATCAAGGTAATGCTGTATACCTTCACCGCTCGACTCGTAATAGCTTACAAACCGGACCGACGTCCCCTGAACTTGGAATAGCCATATCGCGGTCGCATCTGCTACCCCAAGGTCCCAAGCCGTGTTAACTGGTAATGATCTGTCGACTGGTATGGTGCTGATCTGCTTATCAATGATGTGATCTGCATAATAGGCACCGTCTTTATTCGCGTAGCAGTCACCTTCCCAGATGTGAGCATATAGTGCCTGGTTCTTTTCTTTGAGGTGTAAGCGTTCAGCCTCTAGCGTTTCAGGAAACCATGGGTTCTGATCGTAATTAACCTTAACAACGAATGCACCAGGCGGTGGCTCAACAACAAACCGCTGGTATGTGGCGTCCATCTCATCTAATGGGTTGAAGGAAACCCATATTTCAGAGTTATCCTTTCTTATGGTCGGTATTAACGTGTCCCAACTGGAGTTGGTCACGCTCTCGGCCTCTTCTATCCAAACTCTATCGATGCCCTCCATCGATTTAACTTTAGATATGTTGGACCGTAAGCCCTCAAACAAGAACCTTGAACCGTTCTTGCCTAGTATTTGTGTCTTTTGTACTTCAAAGTGACTCAACAAGCCCAGTCGGTCGATGGTATCAACCAAGAGCTGATGCACCGAGTCGGTGATACTCTTCTGTATCTCACGAGCGCAAAGGATGCGAAGTGGTTCTTTATAGGCAGCTAATACCAAAAGCATCGCTATGCTGTAACTCTTTCCCGAACCGCGGCCACCATAAACGATTTTATACCGGCAGGGGTTGAGCAAAGGCTCAAATGGTTTGGCTAATGTTAGATCTAAGCTGTTGATTTTGTTAGCTTTAACCATTGAGACGCTTTGCCGTTGTGCTGTCTATGATTGCAATATTTATCAAGCTTGGTGGGTTAATCGGGTCCGCTGTTAATACTTGTTTATCTAGCCCATGCAGTCTAGCCATGCCCATGACTGCTGATACCGCAGCGCTTGGGTTCTTTACAGAGTAAGCCAGTGCCCTATCCTCTCTGAGGTCTGCGGTTAAGCTCTCAATGGTCACTGCGTGGCGTTCTGCGGCCAGTGCTTGTAGTTCGGCTATCCGCCTCAATACTGGCTCTCTCTTAAATAGTCGCTGGACGTTGCCAGTGATGACCATTGCAGATGAATTTGTGCTGTATCCGGCCTGGCGAAAGGCTTCGGTTTTGTTCCCAGTCTCGACAAAGACTTGTGCGGCCTTCTCCCATTGCTGGTTATTTAGTTGTCCCATATTGCTAGTGGCGGCTTTAAAAGCGGCCCTCCTAAAACGACAAAACCCGCCGAAGCGGGTCAAGTGGTTAATTTGGTATTTAACCGGATTAGACCACGGATAATGGCCAATAGCCCTGCCACTATGGCAGTTTATTAAATATCTAATGTTAATCGCTTGCATACCGTAGTGGCTCTACGGTAAAATAGACATAAGCCGGCGATAGCTAGGCCCAACAATCACCAAGGAGTTTTAACCATGTCATTTTCAAATAGCGTAACAATTAAGGGCATCACCTGTTTTGGCAAATGGGATTTAGAAGAAGGCGGATGTTTTGTGGCTGGCCACGAGACCGCGACCGATGAACCGTTTGAGAACTTTTACGACGGCGACGACTGCACCACATGGACGCAGGTAGTTAAAGAACTAACCGCGTGGGGTGATCGGGTAGGAATTACCATTGAAGAATTAGTCAGCGATAACCCAAACAATTAAAAGCTAATAGGGGCGAAAGCCCCAAGAGGCCGGACAAGGGCCGAAAGACTAACCCACCAATAAGGATAGCCCATGATACATATATCTTGGACCACTAAGCTACGCGCGGCCAGTTGGAGCCTTGAAGCTTTGACCACATGCCCAGCCGCGATAATATCCGGCGCGTTAAAGGCTGGTGTCTACGAACTAGCCGACGCCTGCAAGGGTTGTTATGCCCGTGGCGGTAATTATCGATTCCCTAATGTTAAAGCCCCACGCGCCGCCAACCGCGAAGACTGGAAGCGGCCCGGCTGGGTTGATGACATGGTTGAAGAGTTAGACTCACACCGCTATTTTCGCTGGTTTGATAGCGGCGATATGTACGATCTGCGATTAGCTTTGAAGATTCTCGCAGTTATGGCAGCGACGCCACACTGCAACCACTGGCTACCCACGCGGCAGCATAAGTTTGCCAAGTTCACCGACGTTTTAAATAACATGCACTCGCTGCCTAACGTAGTTGTCAGGCTTTCTAGCGATTCAGTTACCGGTGGCATTTTAGAGACCCACTTACCCAGTAGCACAATTATTCCAACAGCAGACAGCGCAACGCCTTTAATGTCGGTTTGTTCCGCATACGCGAACGACGGCAAATGTGGCTCATGTCGGGATTGCTGGAACAAAGACGTTAAGACCATCGCATACATCGCCCACGGGCGCAGCATGGCCAACGTTATCAAATTACTAGAGGTGGCATAACCCACCAATAACCAATAGGGGCGAAAGCCCCAAGGAGTTTTACCCATGAATACCCAACTAATCAAAACGATTCCAGTATTCGCAACACGCGAAAGCATCGACGACGCCACCAGCTACGGCATGAGCATTGCCCACAGTATGGGAGACGCTGATAAATGCGCGATGATAACCGGCTTAATGGTGCTGTATAACACTATGGCTAACGAGATTAACGCGCTTAGGGAAGAGCTAAACAATGCGACTGTTTAAAGCGATCAAGACTGGCCACCTCGGCGTATGGATATTTATTATCTGGTTTGCTGCCGTGGTCATTAAAGCAACAATCGACTCAATCTAACCCACCAATAGGGGCGAAAGCCCCAAGGATAACAACATGCAATACTTTGCAACTGTAACTGGAAACAAAGATGTAAGTTTAACCCGCTTAGTGCTTACTAATTTTCTATTGGATTACTGCGCCGAAAAATACGGCGAAGCAGAAGCCACCGTTCACACAATGGTTTTAATGCAGGAACTGCAAAACGGAACCATAAAGCTGTGGCGAAAGAATAGATCAAAATCTATAACAATAACCGGAAAAGAATAACCCACCAATAGGGGTTAACGCCCCAAGGATAACTTATGATTAATTTAAACGATGATAGCCGAAGCTGGGTTCTATGCTGGACCCTAAGATATACAGAAAAGCACGAAATAACCAAAGACTTTTGGAGGGCGTTCGATTCACACGCGGAAGCCAAGAAGAAATACGACCAGCTATACCATAATGAAAAAGTCTACAGCAGGTCACTTTGTGCAGTGATGGAAAGCAGCGACTACGAAACCCACGAAGCATTTAAAATGGAGGCGACCGCATGAATATCCAAGAGCTGGCCAACAGTAAAGGCGTGGAACTATTAGCGTTCTACAATGGTGTAGCGTTATGCGATAGGAAGCGAGGGTATCACCCTTTTGTATCGTGGCAGTTTGGCGAAGATAGTTTCTTCTGGGGCCATTACTCGGCTACCCGTGAAGAAGCAGACGAAGAGTTTAAAGAGCGCATAGCGGCGCACTAACCCACCAATAGGGGGCTAAAAGCCCCTAAAGGATAGCAACATGGAATTAATAACAGACCTTAGCCCCAGTGAATTAAACCGACACTACGAGTGGTACGTCGATGATGCAGAATACAATGACGAGATACCACTATCTTATGATGAATACGTCAGAGAATACAAAGACGATATTATTCTAATTCTTAACGGAGCATGACATGGAATTAACATATAGCAACGACTGGCAGACCCAAGCAAGGGGAACCAATGATAGCGAGTACCAGATTTATCTGGCTTGCGCTGGTGACAGTGAAGGAAACGATACCTTTACAGGTCAGCCCCTAAAAACCTATGATGACTGGCTGAACAGCTAAGGGAGTAGATGATTATGGAATCAGTAACAACAGTACGGGCTAAGGTATACCGCCCAACAGGTGGGGATAATACGATACTACAGTACGCAGGAGACGCGGACATTGTAGTAAGTTCGATAGCCGCTGTTATAACCGAAGACGCGGCAAATTCTAGCGGTTCGTTGTATATCTACTTGATAAGAGAGTATGAGTACAAAGACGGTACGGTTCATAGGGAGCGTGACACCGCACACCGTGTCATTCTTAACAGTGGTGTGGAGCTGTTCATTGATGAGCGTGGACTGATTAACGTAGAGCGTTACATATCCTCGGGTAAAACACTTGAAGAACTGGAGGACTCAAAATGAACAATAAAACAGTAACAAAAGAGACACGGGAAGAGGGAATCGAGCGGAGAATGGCAAACTATGCAAAGGCAAGACTGCTAGAGATAGATATGCCCGTTTTCGCCCCGAAGAATAATGGTATTGAAAGGGATCTATACTACGTCGGGGATGCCACCGTTAAGATAAGCGCCATAATTGCTTCAACGTTGATGTACAATTTAAGAATCCGTGGAACGGACAAAGATGGGGATTTTGCCTGCGATGTTTTCCAACTCATGCTAGAAGGTGGGCATGTTCTATACACAAACCAAGTGGGAGACGATGAGATAAATGATGTTAAACGACGTGGGGAGGTTATATAACCATGACTAATCACTTATTTGCATTCGAGTACAAGGACGGAAGGCGCACCACCACCGGTGAACCAAACAAACACTCTGGCAATCGAAGCATTGCAGGTCAAGCGTATATGTTCTGGGACGAGGTCGAGCGTGACGCTTGGGTAGTAGGTAACACACTTAATTATAACCAGCATACCGACAAACGAATTCGCACCAGTAGGCAGGTTCTACGCAGCTTGCACCAAGGAATGTCGGTTGCAGAATACGAAGAGTATATCGATGGCCTTGAGTTTCAGACCTGTGAACGTGGAAAATGGAGAGTGGCGTGACCATTAAAAACAACACTTACGACCCAGCAATGGCTCTTCGCCAATCTGCGTATATTGACCGGCTCAAGTCTAAAGGGCTAAAACAAACTCGGGTATGGGCGCATCCAGACGATGTGCCTAAGATACGAGACTACGCCGCAGAACTCGTTTCTAAACGAGAAAAGTGAAGCGAAACCAAAAAGGGGCTACGGCCCCTTTTTTATTGCCAATCTTCGCTACTCCATAGGACGCCCTGTAAGGCCATCTCAGAGCGCTCTACCAAAGGCCATACATCGGTACGGTTTGTACCCAACTCCTTCGCTATACGCCTTCCTGAGAACTCATAGACCCATCGATACTTCAAGCACTGGGCTAACTGCATATCCTGACGCCTAACCACTTGAACAGCAGCCTCAACACGTTCAGCATCCATTACAACGACTGGTGTACTCATCGTGCTAACTGCACCCGCTTCCCAAACGTTATTATCAACAGATAACCTAGACTCTGGCGAAGCCGACGGATACCACAAGGAAGCGTAAGCATCCAAACCCCTAGCCCAACGCGACCACGAATCCATCATCATAATGGTGGACTCGCTCAATACTTTAGATTCAACCATTAGCGAGCATCCCAGTATTCAACCGACGTTGAAGGCGAGCACCCAAGCTTAACCCTATCCTTCAAATCATTAGGACCAACGTTAAGCTCACCCGAACCAGCATCTAGTTCAGATGAACCAACTTCTGGTTCAATTGGCTCGACGGGTTCGATAGCCACACCCCAAATACTATCAAGCTTAATAACAAACCCATCTTTATGTATGATCGTAATTTGCAGTGTGCATAAACTCAGCACCCAAATACAATCCC